CAATCAATTTTGCATAGAAGTATTAAAATTCTAAAACCAGCTTTTGTTTTTCTTCTTGTTCTATTATATTGTCGCTCTTAATGCTATTACAATATCTGTGAGCTAACTGAACATTATTCCATGTATGAGTTCCACCTTTAGCTAATGGAATTATATGATCAATACTTGGATAATTATTACCAGCTATAAAATACCCTTCATCACTATAATAATAGTCATTGATATCTACTTCTCTTCCGCATATCTTACATACTCCTTTATCCCTTTGTGTTAACTTTTCTAATGATATGTTCCACTCTATCTTCCCATTTTCTTTAGCTTTAGCTTCTCTTAGTCTTTTATGTATCTTTTGTTTTTCTTTCTTCATAATAGCTTTACATATATCACTGCAATACCAATTATAATCTTTAGCATAGAATACGATTCCACAATATACACATTCTTTTATTTTATTTAATTCTTTTTTAAATAAATCATTCCTATTCTCTATATCTTTTATTTCTTTTCTTAATTCAAGTATAGTGTTATTTATTTCATTCTCTAATCTTCTTTGTTGTATTTGTTTTTCTGTTAAATGATTACAACTAAACTTTTCATTATATAATGTAGAACCTTTCCATTTATTAATTTTTCCACATTTTAAACATTTAACAATATGTGTATCCTTATTAAAATCATTTACTTTGTGCTCTCTTCTTATATATTCATATACATTTATGTATTTGTTATCAAATGACTTTTTAAAATTATTTTCATTGCATTTTTTACAAAGTATATTAGCATCTTTTCTTTTGCTTCTATCCGCAGAAACGCTTCTTATTTCTCTACAGTCTTTACACTTAATCAATATATTACTCTTATTATTTATGTATCCACTTACATATTCCCATTTATCTCCATGAATAGAATCAAACTTTTCTATAAAGTCCCTTTCTAATTTATTCATGTTAATTCCCCCATGTCTCATAAACTAATTTATTTTACCATCGTTCTTTATTTAACTGTTCTTTTACTTTCAATATATTATTTTCTTTTCCGTGTATCATATTATGATGATAATTACATAAGGGAATTAGATTAACTATCTTCTTCCCTGTAATTAAATCTGTAATGATTGGTTCAAGCCCATGCTCTGGATTTAATTCTATTTCCTTCATATGATGTATTTGCAATCCTCTGTAATCTCCATTCTTTAATCTATTATCATGTGTTGTTATTTTCCCATCTAACTTACATAATACACATTCGTTATGATAAGCATGAAGTACCACATTCCTCATTTTTTTCCATTTGGCACTGTGATAGAATAATATAATCTTGTTTTCTTGAACTAACTTTTCTATCCACTTAGTTATCTCCTTATTTTGTTTTTGAAACTCTATTTTAGGTATTATAAGTTCTTTATTAATCTTATTTTCCAATTTCTTATTCATTATCTTTCCTTCTAAATAATAAAGGACCTCATTAATTATAATAAGATCCTTTATATATCATATATTATTGTAATTGTTCTAGACTCTCTTTTACTTGTTTTATATTTGCTTTTGTAGAGTCATCTTCTTTTATTTCAGCTTCTCTATAAACATACTTAACCATTTGTACTGCATTCATTCCTAAAGAGTTAACTTCTTTAGCCGTTTTATATCCGTTACTATCTTCTTGTCCTGATGTTTTAAACATTTCCATTTTATCTTTTCCATACTGTTCTAGAAAGCTACCTTTTGTCATTATATCTTCCATGTTGTCATCACTATCAAACTGGCTCTTGTTATCTACATATTCACCAATATCTTTTATATATTGTACCCCTAAGTCAGTCAACTTATCATCATCATTCTTTACAGCTTCATAATCATTTTTTCCTTTTGTTATAAAGTAATCAACTTTCTCTGAACCTGTCATATCTTCTAGGTTAACCTTGCTGTCTTCTGATGTTGTTCCACTACAAGCAACACATCCAATAGATATCATACATACTAATAATACTACTAATAATCTTTTTATATTTCCCATAAACTCACTCCTTTAGTTATTAATCTTAATTAAAGAGTATCTGCTTATATTAATATTCGCAACATTTATTTTAATTCTAATAATAAGCTTCTTAATTTTTTTTTATATTTTTCATCTTTAACTATTCTTAATAAGCATTCTATCTCCCATTTCCTTGGTGTATTAGGCATCTTTTTTCTTACAGCTAAATCTATTATGCTCTTAGCTTTATTATAGTTATGTATATGTGTATGTCCTTCCTCAAAATGTTTCTTGGTATTATGTACTATATATCCTCTCTTTACTCTGTATATAGCATATTCTTTTCTTTCATATATTTTCTTAGATCCTACAGACTTATCGAAATTAGGTTTCTCTCTCATGAGTTCTTCCATATCCCAATACTTCTGAGGTACTTCAATAGTTGCTTCTAATACTTTATTTATATCTATATATCTACCCATTTGTTTCAACTCCTTTAAACATAAAAAAACTGATGCATAAAGTTTATATACATCAGTCTTTTTAAAACATCATTCATGAGTCTGGGGTTTTCAAATATTTATCTACAATATAAGTGTAACATATGTTTTCTGAAAAATTTCTGAAATAATTCTGAAATCCTTCTGAATTTTTTCATGCACCTATAATCTGTTCTTTATTTTTTCTATTAAATTATCTCTTATGTTTACACACTGTCTATCGCAGTAACCAGTTAATTTAGCTATATGATTCCAATTGTTTTTTCTTCTATCATTGCTAAAATATCTAGCTTCTACAATTTTCTTTTCTGTCTCATCTAATAGACTGATTGCAGCTTCAACTTTTTTTATTTGTATTTTCTTTTTATTAATCTTTTTTGTTTTATCCAGTATATCTTTTTCTTTTCTTATTAACTCTTCATATACTGTGTCTGTTATGTTATTTGTCACACCTGTTGTTTCTGATGTATATGTAATAGCTTTACAGCCATTGTATTCATCTTTTAGGATTAGTAATTCATATTCCAGGCACTCAACATCTGCTTTTAATCCTTTATAATCATATAATTTTCGTTCAGCTTTTTTAAACTGTTTATCGCCTTTGCCTTTCTTTTCTGTCATAATATTTCCCCCAAATTAATTATATTTTATTTATTATTTTTTCTATCTACTAACCATAGTATTGCATAATTTGCTCACTATCCATGCACCAATAACCACTATGATTATTGCATCTGCTATTGCTCTATTCATGTTCTTCTATCTCCCAATCTTCTGGACTATTATGGTATAACGGACATATATCAAGACTAGGCAGTAATTCCAATACTATGCATTGTCCATCTTCGCATTCATCATATCTACTACATTCTTTTTTTATTGTTAGTAATGCTTTTTTTATTGATTCTTTTCTATCTTCCATTAATCTTCCTCCAATAACTCTAATTTTCCTTCTTTGCTATTTATATACTCAACTGCATCATCTCTAGTGTCCCATTCAATAATGTCAAATATAGGTAGTTTATCATCTATAGTACGTGCTACTGGCATTTCTGTACCATCAACATTGACATACACGTTATATTTGTGGTTTTTATTTTCTACAATCTTTGCTTTATATGGCATCTATTTTACATCCAATAAGTTTTTATTCTCGTACACATTTCCTATAACACGATTAACATCTGTTTCACTCCATAGATTTTTAGCTACCTTCTTTTTATCATTAACAACACACCAACTACCTTCTATCATTTCTACAGTGCCTATAAGTTTTTCTTCTATCCAAGGTTCCATAAATTCTTTTTCTACTATGTCACCTTCATAGATTTCCACATCATTAATATCTTTATATCCTGTGTATTCGCTCATAGTTTCTTCTTTGATTAGCCCATCAATTCCATATCCTTCAACGAGTTGACCATAGATATCGCATTTGATATCAAATCTAAATCGTTTTATATTTAATGTTCCGTATGCCCAATCATTTGCTTCAATATCCCATGCTCTTAACTTAATTTCTCTCATAATCTTCCTCCAATTCCTTTTCAGCTAATTTAATTGCTTCCAATGTGTTATATCCCTTTTCCATGTATTTCTTAGCCAGTTCGACTAATTCTTTGTATCTTGCTAATATCAAGCTATCACTCCCTTATAAATCTAATAGTACTTTAAAAATAGCCTCAAATATTGTAGTTGGTATGCTATTTCCAGCTTGTTTATATAATGCTCTTTTGCTATTCACTTTAGCTGCGTTATTATAATCTTCATCAGAATAGCCTTGTAATCTCCAGCACTCTCTATCTGTAAGAAATCTGTACTTATTATTTCCTAGATCAATAACTTGTGCTGGGCATCTATCTTGTCTTTCAGTAATGGTATAGGCAAAATCTTTTATAACAGTTGTTCTTTTTATCGTGCCTGCTTTACCTATACCTCTTAAAATGCTTGGTTGAGTTACTGTATACTCTTCACTAACTTCATCTTCTAAAAAGTCTGATAGTGGTCTTAATTGTTTTCTTTGTAGTTCCATGAAATTAAAATATGTTCCATCTAAACAACTTATAGTAAACACTCTATCTCTATTTTGAGGTAATCCAAAATCCATAGCATTTAATATTTCAAATGAATTTGTATAACCTAGTTTTTGCATTTCTTCCAAATATCGATTAAAGTTTTTTATCATATGCTTTGATAAAACATTTTTTACATTCTCCCAAATAACTACTCTAGGCTTCCATATCCCCATTTGCTTTATTATATTAATCGTTTCCCACATTAAGCTTGATTCTGTTCCACTTCCTTCATCTGCTCCTTGTTGTTTACCTGCAATACTAAAGCTCTGACAAGGTGAACCATGAATCAGTATATCTGGTTTAAGATTCCAGCCTCTTACATCTTGAGTTTTATATTCTAATTCATTTTTGAATATCTCATTATAGCTTCTAACAGCTTTTTCATCTATTTCTATGTAATCTATTGCTTTTACTGGTACTCCTAGATTTCTAAGTGCTACTCTAGGGCTTCCAATTCCTCCGAATAGCTCTAATATCTGTAACATGTTGTCACCTCCTAAAAGAATGTCAGTTTATTATATTTCACTTGAGCTCCAATCATTTTTTCACTTAATCTACTACTAAGTAATTTCTTATATCTCCGTTTTTAAAATATATTTTTATTTCTCCATGATCTAATAAATTATCAAAATATATTTTTATATCTTTCTTAATAATTAATTGTTTCAAAGAGTTTATATAATTTGTTCTTTTTACTTTGTCTGTTATGTTTTTTTCGAGTTTAACTGCTAATATAGCATTAGTCATTTCCGACATTTCTATTGCCTGTATATCATTTGCTATATGCATTAATCTTTCTTTTGTTATCTCTTTCATTTAAACCTCCTTATGCTGTTATTCCTAATTCAATCAGTTTTATTTTAGCTTTATCTATTCTATGTTTAATTGTATTTTTTTCTACTCCAATCATTTTTGCTATTTCTATATTTTTATAACCTTCTGATTTCTTTATAATGATTTTTCTTATGTCATATATTTCGATTTCTATTTTTTTTAGTACTTTTAATAAATGTTCTAAATCAACTTTAGAAGTATAGTCATCTTTTTCATAAATCATAAGGTCTTTAAATGTTAAACCTTCTTCATCTTCAATATAATCATCTATTGAATTTTTGCACGTATATTCTACTTTTCTTTTTAAAGTTTTTTGTTTTGCTACATAGCAATTTATTTCACTTTTTATACAAATATAAGCATATGTACTAAATTTAGCACCTTTACTTGGATTAAATGTATTAATAGCTTTTGCTAATCCAATCATACCTTCTTCTATGTAGTTTTCTCTATCGCTTTCTGTAGTTTTTTCATAAGTAAATTCTTTGTTTATAACTGAATAAACTAATCCTAAATTTTCTTCTGCTAACTTGTTTTTTTCTTCTGTATTCAATTTCTTTATATCCTCCTATATAAAACTTAGTTGTTCATAATCAACTTGTTTCATTTCATCTTTTTCAAATTTACTTTGGTCTCCACATGCCCTTTTAAAGCACTCATCACATAGCCATACACAATCTGCTTCAGCACTACAAATATTCATCTTATGTCCTTCTTGATTGATTTCTTTTGCACAGTTGTAACATTTAATACCAAGTAACTTTTCTTGTCTCAATTCTTCATCGTTATAATTAATTTTTCTTTCTTCATCTGGCCAATCTACTCTATTACATCTATAAACACATAAATTAGATTTTTCGCATCCGTAACAGCAAGCATTTGTACACATTTTCTCTTGTTGTATCATTGCTATTAATTCTGGTCTTCTTACTTCGTTCTTTTCTTTTATATCTTCTATTTCTTCTTTTATTTCCATCATTATTAATTCTTTTACTCCATCCATACGTTTACAGCCAAATGATGTCATATTGCCACATTTAAATTCCAACTTATTCACCTAATTTCAAGTACATATACTCTAAATGCTCCTCTAGTAGGTTTGCAGAAGGTGTAACCTTCACCCTCTGCTATTCTATAAGCTTCTTCTGCTCTCTTTGGTAATATAGGATAATATCTTATATATTTTTCCTCTATTTGTTCCAAATTGCATTGAATGTTATTTTCTACTAAGTAATTATAGAATTGTTCTTCACTACTGTAATCTTCTTCTTTACCTACTAAATGCTTTACATTATTTTGCTTGTCTCTAAATGTCATTATCTCTGTACTGTCAAAATTAAAAGGGTATATCGTCATCATCTATGGCTGTAAATCCGTTTGGATCTAATCCTTCTGCAGGTTCAAAACTTGGATTTGTATCTGAATTGCTATTGTCTTTCTTCACATAGTCCAAAGGTTTTATATTTCTTGCACTTACCTTTGTAAATGTTCTATTTTCTCCTGTTTGTGTTTCATATCTATCTACTCTTATGCTTCCTTGAATTGCTACTAATCTACCTTTTGTTATATAGTTTGCACAAAATTCAGCTGCTTTTCCTATAACTTGTACAGGTATGAAGTCTGTTTCTACTTTTCCATCGTTTTTCTTGTAATCTCTATTTATTGCCATTGTAAATGTTGCAACTGCAGTTCCAGTACCAGGTATATATCTTAGTTCTGGGTCCTTTGTTAATCTACCAACCAATACTACACTATTCATTATCTATTCCCCTCTTTTTCTTTAAATTTTCTTGTTTCTTCTTCTAAATATCTATCTATACGTTCTACTTGTCTATTAACAGTATGTATGTAATTCCATGTTGCTCCTGCTACAAAACCGCTGCTAAAAACTAATGAAATTCCTATAAATAAAATTAATTTCATTCTTTACTCACCTCTTTAAACTTCCATCCTCTACCTTTTAGCTTCTCTATATGCTTTTCTAAGCCTTCTTGCATATAATCTGTGAGTTCTAATTTATCTATTAGGTTGATTACTACTTGTATTACATCGTAGCTTTCTTCTATTACATTGTCTATTGTTACAATTTCATTTGTTTTATATTTAATTGCAGCTCCTATTAGTTCTTCTGTTTCTTCTCTTAATTTATCTAATTCTACTTCAAAGGCTATTTCTGATGTATCTAAAATAGGAAAATTAAATCCAGGTTTTCCATTATTAGATACACAATCTTTACACCAATGTATTCCTTCCTTTTCTATTCTATTGGTATAATTATTATGTACTTTTATTTGTTTAATCTCACCTTTTTTTATTTCTTTTCCACAACAATCACATATATATTTAATCATTCCTACTTCTCCTTAAAATCTATATTCATTTTTTATTCTTTCTTCTGTTATCTTTATAGCCATATCAATAGCTTCTCTCATATTCATTTTCCCTGTATATGCACATTTATTTTCTACTTCATATAACTCTTTTGCATTTTCCACTATTTCCTCTAAGTTTTCTATTATCACTTCATTTTCCTCCATATCTGTATTGATAATCCATTTTCTTTTTCTAGGTAAATAGTAGTAATTCTCTCCTCTTAGAAAATCTCCTACTCTACTTTGGTCCAATTTTAATTCTCTACACCCTTCTGCTAAAGAATTGTAAGAATGAATTTTACCTTTTTTACAAAAATCAACTACTATAAAACTTCTTCCTTCTCGTCTTGATTTTTTTCTATTTCTAACAACCTTAGGCTTTTTCACCTCCAAACGGCCTTTCAATGCATTTTCTATTATGCTTTGTTTTAAGTTTTCTCTTTGTATTGGATTGCTAAATCTAAAACAATACTGATCTAGTTTTGAATCTACATGTAAAGCTATATCTTTTTCGCTTTTTATGTATTTCTTTTTAATTAAATCATTTGTAATTTCTTTTACAGCTTCATACATTTTTACTCCCCCTTTTATGACCTTCTAATCTTGTAAATATCTAAATTAGAAGGTCTTTTAAGTTAAATGTCTATTTTTAACTGTTTATTTTTTTCTGATTGTTCTTTTAACAATTTTTCAAGTATTCGTTTTTGTCCTTTTCCTGTTACTTTTGTTGTATAGTATGTAAATGTACCTGATTGATTTGTAACTGTCCCTTCTTTTACCTCTAAGTATCCTCTATCTAATGCATATTGTTTTGGTTCTGTTCCTTTATAATGTACCCATCCCCACTCTCTAAGCTTCTCATACAATCTTTTCTCACCTATTAGGATATTACTATCGGATTTAGAAATTATTTTAGCTACCTCTCTTACTAATAATGAATTTCTTGATTCTGCTATTTGATTTATGAATCTATTTTTATCTTCTAATTCTTTTGTCTTAGCTTCTAATTCCTTATTTTTATTATCTATTGTCTTTTGTGCTACTAATAAAGCCCTTGCCATTATAGTTGCATCATCTTCATCTTCTGCTACTGGTATATATCCTCCAGTCTTTCTTATTTGTTTTAGTATTTCTTTTACTTTTTTCTTGAATTGTTTTGCTATTGGCTTTCTACTTTGCATTAATACTTCATATAAACCATTTTCTGTTAAGAACCACATTTCTCTACCTTGACCTGAGTTACATATTGTGTAAGTCAGCTTTTCATCCTCATCTACTGTATTCATCATATGAGTTATGTTTTTGTGTTCTATCCAGTTAGCTACATCTTTAGCTAAGAATAATGGTTCTTCTTTTGTTCCATAAATTTTAAAATCTTGTCCTAAAACCTCTTGGTTATAAATCACCTGTAAATTACTCATATCTACCCCTCCTTAAAATACTGAATATTTTTTATTAATAAATCCGTTGTTCCATCTGGATTATTTACAATTCTGTACTTACTACTATCCCTAAATGCATTAAATTTATTTTTTATAACAAATCCAGTATCCGTTTTTATTGATCTTACTTTAAACTCTTTTTCTACTACTTTTTTATCTATATTAAAACTGTCATAGATATCGTATTTTTCTAATGTCACTTTTATAGCTCTATCTATACCGCTTAAATCTATAAATTTATTTATATCCATGTTACTTGTTGTATCAAGCATACACTCTAATGTTCTTATAGCAGCTTCTTTTTTATCCATCTTTTCAAATCCTACATCAATATACATTTGTGCTATATCTATAAATACTCTAGTTTTATATGTATCATCTCTTATTATTTCAGCCTTTAAAAAGTCCTTAAATATTGATTCTTCACTTGATTCTTTATCTAATATTACTAAGTCATATAGTGGCATTAAATTATCCTCATGTATTAATGCACATTGTTTTAATGCAGTTGAAATGGTTTTCTTATTTTCAATTATATTTATATTAAATTTATCTTCTATAAGATCTACTGTTGTACTATATGTTTTTTTATTTTCTAATCTCATAATTGCTATATTTTGAGTTGCATTTACTGTATATTGACATATAACAAGTGTTACAGGTTCTAATATATTGTTATTCTTCATTAAGTCATAATAATGTGCTGCTATTTGTTTACTCGCATTTGTAAAATTATTTTCATCTTCAAAAATATTTTTACAACAATCTTGTATAAACTCTTCAGCATATTTCCATTTTGCCCTCATTGTTTCATCATGTTTTTGGCATTTTGTTATAAGCTTCTTTAAAAACTTATCTACATCTGAATAATCTTTTCCTATAAAGTCAGCTAACATCGGTTTGTCTAAATTTATATCCAGCATATGTACAATGAATTTATCTATTATCATTGTTTATTCCCCCTATTAGTATCTTTTTTCACCTTTCGCATTTCTATAATTATCTTTGAATGTCTCATAATCAGAATCCATATAAGCAGTTATAAGATTAATTGCTTCATCAGCTCCATAACAAAGTGATGTTGCATATCCTTGCTGTTCTAACTTAAATAGCCATTCCTGTTGCTCTTTACTTGCCTTTTTAGTACTATCTTTTTTAAGTTCTATGTATAGGCCATGAAATCCCATTCGAGGTACTGGCATACACAAATCTGGCACACCTTTTCTTAATCCAATTCTTTTTAGCTTAGCCCCATTTTTTCTTTTACCTTCATTCGGTATATGATAAATCATTGCATACTCTTGTACATATGCGCTCATACTATTACAGTAATTTATAATTTGCATTTGTTCCGTATCTTCTGTTTTTTCTTTTAGATAATATGTGTTACTATATTTACTCATCTTTATCTCCTTGTATTTGATTTGTTACTTTTAAATAGTTTTTTATATATCTTACTTGTTGCATTATATAGCTATCATCTTCATTTCCCCCTGATGCTATCCAATCTGTCACTCGTCTACTAACATCCTCTGTTATATGAAATGGTATATTGTAATTTAATACTAAATAATTTAATTCATCCATATGGCCTTTCTCCCTATCAATTCAATCTAATTAAGGTGTACTTAAAATATTTATATCCTGTAAATTCATTAAACCCTACATAACAACTATCTTTTTCTAAATAATAGTCTCTATATTCTTTTGATTGTGTTACTTCTTCTTTAAAGAATTGACTTCTTGTTATTACTTTTACTTTTACAACTGGCTTGTCTAAATTTTTACTACTGTTCCATGCAGCACCATTAAGTTGTTTAGCTTCTTCTTTATTTGTTTTAGTATATTTTAATAAATAAGCTGCTAAATCTTTGTATTGTCCACTTTTATCCAGTAAGCTAATCTTGATAAATCCTTTATTCCAGCACTTTTGGAATATAGAAGTATCTATAGCATTAACTACAAAATGAAAATGTAATGCTTTTCTTTTTCCTACTTCTGCTACTGCTATATATTTAAGTTCTTTTCCTTGTTTTTTATATTCAGTTCTTACTTTTCTTAGCAACTTCTTTTTATCGTCTTTTAACTCTTCTATGCTATTTGGTCTAATATCTTCTTTATAAGAAAAAACTATATGATAATCTCCACCTTGAAAGTTACAATTTAATAGTCTAGTAAGTTTTAATTCTTTTTGTCTATAATTCACTTTTTCTTGTTGTTCAGTAGTTTTATTTTCTTTTGGTCCTCTAATATCACTTTTCTTAAATTTAGTATGTTTACCTGGGGAGTGTCTTCTATCATATTTTTTGATAACCTCTACTACCTTCCCAGATATTATTGTCTTTTGTACATATGACATTTTTACTTCCCCCATACATCATAAATAATATAAATAAATTTATTAGTTATATGTTCTAATGTTAATAGTATTATCAAGTCGATAAACACCGTGATTGGTGCAACTCTCGACTTGATTTTACTTTAATTTTTCTAGCTATTTTTCAAACTCTAATTTCAAGTTTTTATCTTGATTTTTATCTTTTATTTTGATTTCTACTTTGTTGCCTTCTGTTTCTATAACCATTGTTTCCTCATCTTTGAAATAAACTACCATTTTTTATCTTTCCCCCTTCTCTTTACTACTCATAATTTATTTCAGAGTATAAAAATTACTCACCATATCGTGCTTTCTGATAATCTTTTTCTGTCATAAATACTTGAATGTTATCGTAAAGTTGTATATTGAAAGGTTTTTTAGCATGTATCTTTATAAAAACATCTGGTAATCCATCATCTCTTTTTCTATTACCTTCTTTAATTTTTCCAGTGAATGTTTTTATTACATCTTCTTTGCTGAACATTTTAACTGTTACTGGTGTTCCTGCCGGTAATGTTCTTACTACATCGTGCCATATTCTGATTAGTCCTTTAGAGTCTGTATTTTGTGTTATTTTTCTTACTGCTTTATGATCTGTGTTTTGATTAGCTTCTTGATTAGTCTTTTCTTCTGTTTTTTCTTTCTTTGGTTCTCTTGTCTTTAAGGCTTCAATTAATTCTGCCTTATTCATTTTGCTTCTTCCTTTTACATTTAGTTCTTTTGCTGCTTGTCTTAATTCTTTAACTGTCAAATCTTCTAGGTGTTTCATATTCTTTTCCCCCTTGATTATTTAACTTTTGTTTTAATAAATTTAATTCAAACTTTGCACGACAGAGATTAAATTTACAATTTTTCACTCTATCTACACTAAATTGTTTTTCTTCCTCTTTTTTTAATTTTTTTTCACATTCTTCTACTTTTTTTAATGCTATTTTTATTTTTTTGTTCAATTCTTCATTTGTAATATGTTCTACCTGTTCTTGAAATGCCTTATAATAGTTTAATGTTGGTAATATATCCCTAAATGTTTCAAATTTTACATCTGTATTTATATATGTATGTAATTTTTCCTGTTTCTTAGTTGGTTTACTATTAATTTCCTTCTTGAGTTGTTCTGTAGTATATATCCCTATTTCATTCAGATATCTCCACATATCCCCAAATCTTTTAGATTCCTTTGTCCCCATATAAAAGTCCCCCTCTATAAGGCGAGAATTAATTCGCCTTATTTTTTTTGTTTGACTCTTCTTTTTCTTTTATTTCAAAAAGTAGGTCTTGCTTACCTGCCATATAACCTGCAATAAAAGATTTTTCATTTTCTGATAAATTTACAAATTTTTCAGCTATATTTGTTATTAATTCACGCTTTTTATTTTTCATTTTCTCACCTCTTTCGCTTGGGTTACCCTTATTTATTTATAATTATATATGGGTTATCCATTTTTTTCAACCTTTTTTTGTTTTTTTGTTGATTTTTTTTTGGGTTACCCTTATTATGGTAATAGGAGGTGTTTATTTTGAATATGGGAGAAAGAATTAGAAAGCTTAGAAAACACTTGAAACTGTCTCAGGCTGAGTTTGGCCAAAAAATAGGATTAAAGCCTGCAAGTATAAGTGATTTAGAAACAGGTAGAACTTCAATAACTGAAAGAAATATTAAATTAATTTGTAATCAATTTAATGTAGATTATATTTGGCTTACATCTGGTAATGGAGATATGTTTCTTCAAGATGATAATGAAGATTATCAAATGCTTATAGATAATATAATGTGTGGTGAAAATGAATTTCATAAAAATCTTTTTAAAACTTTTGCAAAGTTAGATGAAAATGAATTGAAAACTCTTGAAAAAATAATAGATAAATTTTTAGAAATAAAATCATCCGATAATTAAAATAATCCAGCTAAGCTGGATTATTTTTTTTTATATAAATACAATGTT